AGAAGCACCCAGAGCAGTACAGACGCCTGTTGCGCGGTTGATTTAGTCGCGTCGTAAACGGTCGCAAGACCGACCTCACGGGTTCACGCCCGACGGCTTACGGGGGCCTCACTTCCCGGTCGAAGGCTCAAAGATGGCGATGGCGCAATGCCATTACGAGCAGACCGCGAAGGAGTGAGGCATGGCTACCGGAAACTCCGTAACCATCGACGCGCTTCGTCAGGAACTCTGGTCTAAGGACCTCCTGAACGACGTGCAGCGTGATGTGCAGAACATCATGCGGTTCATGGGAGAGGGCGAGAACAACATCGTCCAGGTCTCCCGCGAACTGAAGAAGAAAAAGGGCGATATCGAGACGTTCGGGCTGCTCACGCGGCTCTCCGGGGACGGCGTTACCGGCGATAACGAGCTCGAGGGCAGCGAGGAGCAGCAGGCCTCGTACTCCGAGCAGGTCGCGATCGACCAGATCCGGCACGCAGTCCGCAGCACGGAAAAACTGGACGCGCAGAAGGTCACCTACGACCAGATCGAGAAGGCTCGCGAGCAGCTTCGCATCTGGATGCGGGAGTACCACGCGCGGCAGATATTCCTGAAGCTCGGCGGCGTGACGAATACGTCACTTGTGGACACCGAAGGCGTCGCTTCATCGGCGCGCGCGGCGTGGTCCAACACGCCGGACTACATACCGGATGCTGACGAGGCTGCCGGGGTCGGAAATCGTTACCTGTGCGCCAACAGCGGCGGCACGGATGCGCTGGCGGCGACGGACAAGCTGACGCTGGACCTGATCACCTCGGTGGCGACCAAGGCCAAGCTGGCGAATCCGAAGCTACAGCCGATCGACGCGGACGGGGACAGCTTCTACGTCCTCTATGTTCATCCGCTCCAGGCGCGGGACCTCAGAAAGTCCGCTGACTGGAAGGAAGCGCAGGAGCTGGCGCAGATGCGTGGGGATAAGAACCCCATCTTCCGCGGTGCGTTGGGCTTCTGGTCCAACGTGCTCATCCTCGAGAACGAGTACGTGCCGTGGCTGGACGTCTCGGTGGCTGGCAACAGCTTCCGTGGTACCGGCACCGGAACGGACTGCGCGGTGGATGCGGCGCGGGCGCTTCTGTGCGGTCGGCAGGCGGTCCTTATGGCTGAGGCGTCGAACCCGACGTCCATCCAGGTCGAGACCTTCGACTACGGAAACAAGGACGGGGTCGCAGCCGGCTTCATCGGCGGGCTTCAGAAGGCGATGTTCAACTCCAAGGAATTCGGGGTCATTGCCCTCGATACCGCGGCGGCCGTCTAACCCCATAGGGGAGGAGATTAAAACATGGCGGCATTGACCGAGAGCGGGGCGAAACTGACGGAGTTCGGCGGGGACTACAAGGTCTTCGCGGTGCTCCTGGACGGCACTACGGCGACCAATGGCACGTTGACGGTGGAACCGAGCAATACCTTGGGGATCGAAGCGCTCTTGGGCGGCTGGCAGTTGGAGCATGGCGATGGTCAGCAAAATCGCTTGAAGCCCTTGAGAAGCGAGGCGGTGTTCGTCCATATCGCTGATGCCCTTTCGTATTTGTTCCTCAATCAAGCCTGTCTCGCGCCTGATGCGAGCACCCAATCGTTGCCGGAAGGCTCCATCGGGTGGTGGCACGAACTCCAGGACACGGCCCGTCAGTTGCAACAGCAACCGGGCAATTCGGAGTTTAGCACAGGGGAGTTACTGAAGGCCCTGCGATGAAACCGCTGAAACTCAAAACCTGGCAGACACGCGTGCGGGAAGCCGATGACGAACGCGCCGACTGGCTGAAACGCGGACGCCGGTACGTCGGGTACTACGAGGGGGCGCGCACGGCGGCCCCAGGTGGATCTGTGATTGTGAACACCCTGTACAAAGATGTCAAAACTACCCTCCCCGCCATCTTCTCTCGCTTGCCTGATCTCTTGGTGTTCCCGAAGAACCCAGAGGCGAAGGGCATGGCCGAGATTGCGAGAGTCCTCTTGAAGTATTACCTGCATGAACTCTCGTTTGTCCGCACCATTCTCCGGTGTCTCTTAGATGCCAAGCTCTACGGCATGGGCTTGGTCAAGCTCGGCTGGTCCCTTATCATGGCGCAACAGTCCCTTTCGGATGAGGAGTTTGAAGGTCTCGATGACAAAGCGAGAGTCGGCGTGTTGAAGCGCGAGGACGGGGAAGGGTACACCCAAGAGACGATCAAGGAGAATGAACCCTGGGCGCTGCGGTGGTCGCCGGAAGATTTTGTCGTGGATGAAGATGCCACGTCACCAGATTTGCAGGACGCCCGATGGATTGCCTATCGCAAGGTGATGAACCGTCAAGAAGCCGAGGACACCTTTCACTTT